TTTAGGATATCGAGTTTGGTTCCTAGCCGGCACATTAGGTGATGCACAGGAATACATTGAACAATTAGAATCAACAAATAGTTTCATGTTTGAACGCATTGAAAAATCTTACAATGTAATGAAACAAATTGATAGATTGGGTGCATTTGAAGCAGAAGATGAAGCTGGCACTACATTTGATTTATTGAAACAAGTTATTAACGAACTAAAAGAAGAATTTGATAATGGCCAGAGCGAAGAAGAGTAGAACATACTTTACCAAAGTAACAGACGTTGCAATATCTGCATATAATAAATCAGAAAATGTAGCACAGCGAGAAAAAGTTTATCGCAGATTTATTTATCCAGCATTCATGAAATTGGCGGAAAATATTATCAATAAAGTTAAACCAGATTATATTGATTCTACATTTCAAGATTTACAAACCGATTTGGTTACATATTTAACGGCACGATTAGATAAATTTAATCCTAATGCCGGTAAAGCATATTCTTATTATACAAGAACTTCATTTAATTATTTGATTGCAGAAAATCAAAAAGCATATTCTAAATTGAAATCAGATTCATTGGAAATTAATATTGATGAACAACGCAACATTATGACTGAAATACATAATGATGAAATGCGAGAAATTTTAGAATATTTCATGAATGCATACATTCAATATTGTTATGATAATTTGAATTATATTTTTTCTACAGCAACCGATATACATGTAGCAGATTCAATATTACATATTTTTGAAACTAGAGAATATATCGAAGACTTCAATAAAAAAGCTTTGTACATTCTTATTCGAGAACGAACTAATTTAGAAACAACAAATATTACTCGAGTTGTTAAAACGCTCAAACAAATTTATGAAGAAAAATTTCGAGAGTATGAACAAACGGAATTCATAAAATTGCCTTTTTGATATTTATTTTAAAGGATTTTATATATGGACAAGAACGATGAACTATTCAAAGGAACAACCTTTGCCGATTTGATGTCCGATGTATATCACAATTCAAAAAAGAAAGATCGGCAAATAAATCAACTTATTGCTCAGTTGCAACCTTTAATTAAAAATGCGTCTGATGCTACAATTATTGTGCCATTGATTAAAGAATATTTAGACGTTGCAGTTAAGAATGACGATCATTTAGTTAAATTAACTGCAATCGTTCAACGTTATATTTCAACCAAACAAACTATTTCTGGAGCTGACAGCTTGTTAAGTGATGAAGAAAAACAACAATTACTTCGAGTTGCTGAACAAACATTGTCTGCAGAATTAACAGATGAATTAGATTCAATTGAACAAGAATCTGCTGCATTGAAACAACGCATTGAAAAATCAATGGATAATAAAAAGGATTTGAGTGAATAATGTTCAATTTCATGTTGGCGAAGTTGTCGATATTCCAGAATCGAATACGTATCAATATACGGCTGAAGATCAATTTGAAATTTTTGTAAAAATATATACAGATTACTATGATCAACAAGTTGTTCGTGCAATACCATTTAATACTAATACAAAACAAATACCATTAGTTGGAGAACATGTTTTATTAGTAGCCGGATTAACTCCTGAAAATACTGCAGAATCTGGTTATAAAAAATTATATTACGTTTCTTCATTTTCATTGAATTCTAGTGTGAATGCAAATTTGCTTCAAGGAGTATCTACTGTTAATGTTGCAAATACGCAAAAATTGTCATTTCAAGAAAAAGAAGTTTCTGCATTACAGGCATTTCAAGGTGATTCGTTGATTGAAGGGCGATTTGGAAATAGTATTCGATTATCAAGTACAGTCAAAGGTGGTCAGTATTCGTTGCGACCATCTTGGGACAGCCAGCAAAATGGAGATCCGATAATTATTTTATCAAACGGTCGCGAATATAAAAATGATTCATATTCAATTGAATCAATTAATCAAGATGCATCGTCATTGTATTTAACTAGCACTCAGCAAATTAGTTCATTATCATTAACAAAAAATTTAATAGTACATAACGGAATATATCAAGGCTCACAATTTATTGGAGTTGCTGATCGTGTTATATTACGAGCAAAACGAGATGTTGCAGTTATCGATTCGTTAGATGGCATTGTTTTAAATACGCCAAATAATATTTACATTGGAGGCGAAGATGCAACTGAAGCATTACCGCATGGCGGAATATTATTGCAAGTATTACAATTGGTAGTACAAGCAATTGCATCGGGAACAACCGGGCCCGGCGGTGCCTTAGGCGTTACGAATGCCCCAGATGTATTATCTCAAATACAAAATTTATTACTTGAACTAAATAGTAAAAAATATAAAATAACAAAGACGTAATATGGCAGTAGCATTTCCTTTTGATCAACTTACCAATAAACCAGGCGCTGCAATAAACAAATTGCAAACTGCATTGAACAAGGTTGTTGCAAAATTAAATCAAAAAGTTGCAGAAGCTGTTAATAAATCTAGTGTATTGCCTAAAAATAATATTTCATGCAATGATCCTAGAATAACAGAAATCAAACAACTTTTACAACAAATACAAAGATATATTGCACAAATTCAAAACATTTTAAGAATATTGAATATTGCAATTCCGATACTAACAGTATCTGCACAAATTGCATCGGTATTAATTAATGGACAATTAGCAAACCCAATACCATCGCCTCCGGCTGTTGGCCAAGCATTGGCAGTACAAAACGAATTGGTTGCAAATATTGCAAAAGCATTAACACAAGCTTCAATAATCTTAGCCGTAATAAATGGGGCAGTTGCTTTAGCATCTGGATTATTAGCTACAGTAATAAATTCATTATCTTCAATTTGTAATGCAGAAACATTTGAAGTTAATCAAAATACAAAAAATGCAATTGATTCTATTAATACAGAAATTGCTAATACTACAGATTCTGAATTTTATCAATTAATTAATGTATCGCAACAAGATATTGATTTGCGAGAAGATTTAATTGTGCAATTGCAACAAGATCAACGTTCTTTATTAGATTTATTAGAAGCACCTAGCAATGTTATTGTTGGAATTGGCAATCAACAACCTGCATCAGATCAAGGTAAACAAGGCGATTATTTTATAAATCAAAATACAAGAACTATATACGGGCCAAAAATTTCCGATACCGAATGGCCTCAGGGCATAAATTATTAAACCTAATATTTATATAAAAGTAATCATATGGACACAAAAACATTAGTAAAAGCACTTAAAGTTGCCGTACGTGAAGTTATAAAGGAGGAATTAACTGAAATTCTTCGAGAAGGATTACAATCTACAATTGTAGAAATGGCAGATCTTAAACGCGTGGCACACGTTCCTACGCAAAAAAATACTGCAACTGTTCCTAAAAAAAATTCAAAAGTACTTTTTACGGAAAATAAATGGGCAGATGTTTTAAATGAAACAGCTCCGATTATGGAACAAGAACCGTTAGCCATGAATAGCTTTAAAGATATCATGAATGAAGGTATGGAAGAAATCAGAATGACATCGCGCGATGCCGTTAATTTTGGAGCAATGCGTCAAAACATGAAAGAAGCAATGGGTATGGCACCAGCTGCTCCAAAAATAATGGAAGATCCAGAAACAGGTAAAACGTTTGAAGTTCCACAAGAAGTTCAACAAGCAATGACTCGCGATTATTCTGCTTTAATGAAAGCAATTAATAATAAGAAAGGTAAATAATGCCATATCAAATAGTTAACATTAATGATGTTAGTCAGATAGAACCAGTAGGCGCAATTGGAATTGCGTTGCCGTTTAACGGCGTAACTGGAATAATATCATCAACTGTTACTAGTTTAGATCAAGCAATAAGCAATTTAAAAAATTTGTTGTTAACATCAAAAGGCGAGCGAATATTTCAGCCTGAGTTTGGTACCGATCTGCCTCAAATATTATTTCAACCAAATTTATCTAATCTTAAACCTGCAATTACAGAAATTATAACAGATGCGGTTTCATTTTGGTTGCCATATATTAATATAACCACTATTGATATAGTTACAGCAGAAGATGATCCTTCATTGACTTATGAAATAAAAGTAGCAATTTCATTTAATGTGCCGACAGCATCAATAACTGGAGATAATCCTACTGTAACTATATTTGTTGAAAACAATCAATTAACGGTATCATAACATGGAAACAAAAAAAGATGTATCATATTTAGGTAAAGATTTTGGGCAATTGCGACAAAATTTAATTGACTTTACCAAACAATATTTCCCAACAACATATAGTGATTTTAATGAATCTGCGCCTGGAATGATATTTCTAGAATTAGCTTCATATGTTGGGGATGTTTTATCATATTATGCTGATAACAATTTAAAAGAATCGTTGTTAGAACAAGCATCGGAACGTGGTAATATATATGATATTGCTAAATCATTAGGATATACTCCGAATAATGTTGTCCCAGCATATGTTACGTTAGATGTATTTCAACTAGTTCCTTCAATTGGTTCTGGTTCTAATGTTGCACCAGATTTTAATTATGCACTTTCAATTAAACAAGGTATGCAAATTAAACAAAATAACGGTCCAGCTATATTTCGTACCTTAACTAGTATTGATTTTGATTTTTCATCATCTATAGATCCGACGGAAGTTACGATATATGAAACAGATTCTGCTACTAATTTACCAACATATTATTTATTGAAAAAACAAGTTAGAGCCGTATCTGGAGAAATTAAAACGGCAACATATAATTTTACCACACCAGTTGCATATGATAAAATTGTTTTACCTGATACTAATATTATTGAAATCATTTCCGTCGAAGAATCAGATGGTGATAATTGGTATCAAGTACCATTTTTAGCACAAGACACTATATTTGAAGATGTTCCAAATTTAATAGAAA